GTGTTGGTTACAAAGTGGAAGACATATAGCAGAAAAATTGTAACTAAGGTTTCAGCTTTCATATTGCTGATAATATTCTTTTTGATAGGCGCATCATCAGCACTTAATATCTATTTGAATGTGGCTAATTATGAGAGCATTACAGTTAAAAGCTATATGAAAAGCAACACAATAAGCAATGAGCTTCGCTATGCCGCAAGCCGACTTGAATATGTACTCAAGGTTTACAAAAGTGAGAGCTACATATTAAACGGAGGCACAGTAAAGAATTTAGACATAGAAGACAGCTGGCAGCTTACAAATCTGTATAATAATTATATTGCTGAAAAGGGTTTGACGGACAATGATGAAGCAAGAGACCTTTTTTGGACTGAAAAAAACAAAGAAATCGAAGAAATTAAAAATATGATAATGAAGACGGACTTAGGCAACTTTGAACAGGTCATTAATGACTTAAACGAGCCTAGCGGTTTGATTTATTATGCTACTGACGGAAAGAACGAGGTAACAAACACAAATAATTCAAACAGCCATTATTATAAAATTCAAAATGTCTACATATTGATCGATAAAAAAGGTCTGGTATTGTATCCTGAAAACGGGTATAACAGTTACTCCGCATCGTTGCTTGACACATTTGAGGATATAGAAGACGGAAGGCAGAAGATGGCAATTTATGCTGCAATTACGGAGGAGGGCCTTTTATCAAGGGCTGAAAAGTGGAACTCCGACAGGGATACTTTGATTAAAAACTCAAGTGTTATCATACTTTGTGTGGCATTGATAATTACGCTTTTTATTTACCTTGCAGCTGTAACAGGAAGAATAACAGGAGATGATGATGTGCATATGTCGGCTTTTGACCGCCTCTACTCTGATTTCAGCCTGATCTTGATTATAGGAATTGTCGCCCTATGCATAACTCAGTTTTTCAATATATTAAATATCCGGTATACCAGTGAAAATTTAATGAGGTTTGTAATGCTTTCATCTGCTGCTGTATTGGTGGCAGCTTTCCAGTCATTGTTTTACTCAATAGTGAGGCATATAAAAAACGGAACATTAATAAAGCATTCAATGACATGTTTCGTTTTGTCAAATACGGCCAAAGCATTGGTTAAAATTGCAGCCGGAGGACCGCTGATGGTTAAAGCCGTATCGGCAGTAATCATTTTAATCGGGATTTCATTTTACTGTTCCAAAATACCACTGATGATTATTCCTTTAGCAGCTTCAGCCGCTTATTATGTCTACATAAAAGTAAGAAAGTTCCAAACAATACAAGAAGGACTTAAGGTAGCCAAGACAGGTGATTATGATTGTAAAATTAATTTAGAGGGAGCCGGTGAATTCAGACAGCTGGCAGAAGATATAAATGCGATGACGAGCGGTTTGAAAATAGCCGTACAAAGCGAGGTTAAAAGCGAAAGATTAAAAACCGAATTAATAACCAATGTATCTCATGATATTAAGACCCCGCTTACTTCAATTATTTCATACGTGGATTTGCTTAAAAGGGAAGGCCTCAACTCTCCAAATGCCCCGAAGTATCTTGATGTGCTTGATAGAAAATCCAACAGGCTGAAGACACTTACGGAGGATTTGTTTGAAGCTGCAAAAGCAACAAGCGGCAGCATTGATCCTAATTTTGAAAAAGTAAATGTCAATGCTTTGATTTCTCAGATTTTAGGTGAGTTGGACGAAAAGATTCATGAATCAAAATTAGTTTTTAAAGTAATATCAGAAAGGGACAGAATATTTGCAAAAGCAGATGGAAGGCTTTTAAGCCGTGTAATGGAAAATCTGCTGTCGAATATTTTTAAATATGCTTTAAAAGAATCCAGAGTATATATAGACATATCTGAAAATGAAAAAGAAGTGTTTGTAAGTTTTAAAAATATTTCTGCTTACGAGCTTAACATTCCAGTTGAGGAGCTTATGGAAAGATTCAAGAGGGGTGACGAATCAAGGAGCTCCGAAGGAAACGGACTTGGACTGGCAATTGCCAGAAGCCTGATGGAAATCCAGGAAGGATTATTGATCATCAATATTGACGGTGATTTGTTCAAGGCCGAAATAAGACTTACTAAGTATGAAAAATAATTTCATGAACGATGATTAAATTTTTTAGAATTTTATGAATAATAAAATAAATCCTGCTAATAATATAAAAAAGAAAAGAGCGTGTAACTTTTAAATATAACGTCCCCCTTTATTTTAATCACAGGCTTTTTTCTTTTTTTATTGAAAGCGTTGAAATTAGAATAAATATTGATAATTCAAAGGGTTGATAAAAAGTGAGTTTATAATAAAGTAGGAATACCAAAAAAGGAGACTATATTATAAACAATGGCACGAATTAAAATGCAATCCCAAAAACTAAAGAACATTGAAATTTCAACAGCTTGGACGGAATATGAGAAAGAATTACAAGTTAGAGGTTTAAGCAAGTTCAGTATTATAACTAAAAATTCTATATTTAAGGATTTCAGCAAATTTTGTAATACTGAAACAACTAAAACGAATGAATTAAATGAAAAGTTAGTAAATGATTATATCTTATGGTTGATGGAACGAGGAAATAAAAATACTACCATAAACAGTAAATTGACTAATTTTAAACCGTTTGTTCATTGGTGTATTGAAAAAGAATATTGCAAAGAATTAAAAATTAAAACAGTTAAAGCAGGACAAGTTATAAAATCAACTTATTCAATTAGTGATTTAGAAAAAATATTAGAGAAGCCTGATATAAAAAAGTGTGGTTTTGCTGAATATAGAAACTGGGTATTGTGTAATTATTTTTTAGCCACAGGCAATAGGTTAAATTCAGTTGTAAATATCAAAATTGGTGATATTGATTTTGATAACAACTTAGTAAAATTGACGGAAACCAAAAATAAAAAAGAACAGATAATACCAATAACAATTCAATTAAGTAATATACTTAAAGAATATCTAACATATAGAAAAGGTGGTGAATCAAAAGACTATTTATTTGTAAATGTTGATGGGTTACCATTAAAAAGAACATCATGCCAGCAAGCATTAATACATTATACAAAAAAACAACATGGAATAAATGTTAGTTCAATTCATGCTTTTCGTAGGACATTTGCAACAATGTATATTCAGAATGGTGGTAATTTATTTGCATTACAGCAACTACTTGGACATAGTAAATTAGAAACTACAAGAAAATACGTTAATTTAGCACTAAAGGATTTGCAAGATAATTATGAACAATATAATCCTTTAGACGTTTTGATAAATAAGAATAAAAAAGAAAGAATCAATATGAAAAGATAATTTAAGCAGGGAACTTATCCTTGCTTTTTTTTATGTTGAAATTTCAATATATTACTAAAATGTAAAAATTATTAAAATAATTTTAAAAAACTCTTGACAAGGTATTGGGGGTGTGTTATACTTATTGATGGGGGATTGTATATTTATATAAACAACAATATCCCTACAACATTTTGAGGAGGGAATTTATTTTTTTATTGCTTATATTCAGCTGGTCATATTTCTCTCAATTTACATGATTATATCACAACATGATTAGTATGTCAATACTAAATTTTACGAAAAGGAAATAAATTAAAAAGGGTATAAAGTAATACGTTAAAATTCCTGTTTTATTAGGTAAAACAGAAAATAAACGTTGTAATTTCAACAATTAAAATTTAACGAAATTATAGGAATTATATTAAAAAGAGGGGTAAGTAATAAATGGCATTAACAAAAATTAAAAGTTACAAAAGTAATTTTAAAAAATGTGAAGATGTATTATTGGCAGATAATATATTTTTTACAGCTTATAAAAGGTGGAACGGTGAGGAAGTAGGAACAGATATTATTAAAGGAATGTTGCCAGCAGATGAAAAAAAGGCATTGCATATTTGCAATAATGGAATAATCATTGATGATGTGGATTATATAGCTTATACAAGTACACCATCCATGCAAAAGAAAGAAGAAAAAACTGAAAAATGTGAAATGTTTTTTATTAAGAAGGATAAAGCTGATTTTATACCATACTTTGAGGACTTAATATCACTTGGAACTATAAAACAATTTAATAATAAAGAAATTTGTATCAATAAAAAAGTTACAAGCAGAATTGCACTTGCTATGAGTTCTACATATAGAATTGATTTTATTCCCAAAATTGCAGTTGTTCCCAACAAGGAAATAGAAATATTACAAGATGTAATTTGGTACACATCAAAGGATAACCAATTAATCGAACATACAGAGGACAACAAGCCAATAAAACTAACACAGCATGACGGATTTGGCTTAATGAGTGATAATGTTGCTGAAGCCATAAAAGATAACTTAAACCTTAATTACAGAGTTGATTATGCAGTTATACGCTTATATGGTTTGGCTGTTAAAGGATTATGCTTGCGATTTGACTGGATGGATTATATTAAAAACTATTGTGATAATCAGTTTATAGTTAAAGATGTATGGGGTAATGATGTAGATCTAAGCAAGGTTGATATGATTTTGACGGAAAGCCAATGTAAATGGTGGGAAAACTTTGAAAGCATTGAGGACTATTATAATAAATTAAATAATTGTGCTGATAAAGATTTAATTAATTGTTTATATGTAACTAAAACAAACAAGAAAAGAACAAAGTATTATTCCTTAACCAATTATCAGCTAATGAGTAATTTAACGCTTGATTTAGATGATTTTAGGCAATTAGCAAAGCCAACTATTGATTTATATGAAGATGTTATAAATGGTGATTTAGCATCAATTAAATATTTTTTAAAGGAATTTGACAACGAAGAAGGGGAAATAATTCCACAACAAAAAGTTGAATATTTATTAAATGCTAATGATAATTTTATTAAATCAAGTATGGTTAAACAAACAATTAATAAAGCAATTTTAAAAAGTGTATGTCAATTATCAAGTGGCAAGATGTACTTAAAAGGCAATTATAAAATTATGATACCTAATCCGTTCTTGCTGATTGATAACTTGCTTAATATTAACAGGATAACATTAAAAGAAAATGAATTTTACATACCAAAAAACAACAATAAGAAATTTACAATAAGCAGAAATCCCCTTGCATCATGCTGGGAGATAGCGAATATTAAAACTGTTAATGATGAATTATTTGATAAATATTTTAAAAATTATACTGATGAAATCATTATATTTAACAATGTTGATTGGACACATAACCAATTAAGTTATGCCGATTTTGATGCCGATGGGGTATTATGTATTGAAAATCCAATAATATATGACAATGTAATATCAGATAATAGGAAATTTATTCATATAACTGAAGGTGATACAGTTGAAATGGAATATAATACAGCTAATAAATTTGAAGCAATATTAAAATCAAGTGGCAACATGATAGGGACTTTAGCAGTTAATGGTGCAAAAATATCCAACAGATGTTTATACGGAAGTAAAGAGGATATAGTTAATAACTTTTATGAAAATAGAGATAAACTTTTATATCTTACGGAATTAGAAATGAAAGCAATAGATAGCACAAAGACATTACTAACCCCTACAAAAGAAGAATTAAATGTATTAGATATTAGGCAGTCAAAACCATTATTTTTAAAGTTTAAAGATGGATATTATAAAAAACATAAGACTAAAAACTATGGCAGCCATTACGAACAATTTGCACAATATATAATTGATAATCTACTTAATCCTTGCCTTATAAATATTAAGCAACAGGGAACGGATTTATTGAGTAATTATATATTTACACAGGATTTAAATATTGATAATAATTGTTTATCAGATATTGAAAATTTTAAAAATGAAGCCAACAAGGAAACAGGGAAAAGTATAAAAGATGTTGAAGCATATAAAACAGCTTTACTTAAGTATCAGCTTAAAGTTGTTGATATAACAAAAAAATATAAAAACCAGCAGATATGTAATTGCTTAGTTAAGCTGAAAGTATCAGATAAATTTATTATAAATTACTTTTGGAATGAGTTGGTAATAAAATTAAATGAATTGGAACTGACAGCAAAAGTATTAAGCAAAGATAAAAACGGTGAATATAAATTTTTTGGCTATCAATATAATTTGGTTAATACAAAATTAATAGAAGATAATTTACAAGACAAGGAAATTAAAAAGAAGATGAAAAGATATGAAGCGAAAGGAAAACAAGGGGTTATTGGTATAGGTAAATGTGATTTTGATAACTTAAAAGGTGATTTAAAAGTAATTGTAAACGCACAAAAAATTGACTTATACAAAGATGATACAAAAATTACTTATGCGTTTAAAGATATTAAAGACACCAATAAAAAGAAAACAACAGATACATTATTTGAATGTTCAATTATTAATATTGTTGATATTTTAAAGGTAACAGATAAAAGTATGCAAGTATTAATTAATTATTAGCTTGCTATCGCAAGCCTTTTATGAACGGTGCAGGGTATGAAGGATAATGCCATATCCAAATGAGATAATTAATTATCTCTCTCTTTGAGTATAAGTCTTATGGCTTATGCTTTATGCCTTGCACTATTACATAAATTAATTTAAAGGGGTAAAAGGTATGAGTAATAAAAAGTATATTTATAACTATGAGTTAGCAAATTTCTTTATACAAGAAGGATGCAAAATATTGGAAACAGGATTAAATAAAAATAGGATTTATTGGATGTTTGATTACAACGAAATCCAGCCAGCATATCAAAAATGGAATAGCAGAAAACATTAAAATTTAAAGTGTAGAGGGGATAAAGAGTATGAATTATAAAGAATTACCATTAGTTAAAGAAATAGGTGAACAATATAAAGAGTGGAACACAGGGGACAGTATATTAATAGGTGCTTCAATGGGTAGTGGTAAGACACAATTTATAATAAAAGTATTAGCTGATTATGCTAAGGAAAATAATAAAAAGATATTATTAATTTCAAATAGAACAGCTTTAAGAAATGAAAATGATAATAATATTAAAAATAATGAATTAGAAAAAAATATTTTATCTATTAATTATCAACGATTTCAAAGTGAGTATTTAATAAAATGTAATAATGGATATATGAACACAAAATTGCTTGAAATATTTGATTATATAGTGTGTGATGAATGTCATTATTTCTTAACAGATAGCTGGACGGAAATAACAGATGTAAGTTATGATTCAATAATACAAAGTAAACATCCTATTAAAATATTTATGTCGGCAACTTATTTAGAAATATTTGAATTATTAAAAGAAGATATAAAATCACCAATTAAAACATATAACATTGAAGGAGATTTCAGTTATATAAATAAAATAGTATTTTATAAACAACAAAAATATGTTGAAAATTTAATTGAAAGTTTGCCAGCAAATGAAAAATTAATTTATTTTAGCAGGAAATTAGATATAGCATACGAATTACATAACAAATATAAAGATAATTCAAGTTTTGTTTGTAGTGAAGGTAATAAAAATTATAATGAATTTATAACACCAAATGCCTTAGATAATAACAAATTAACTAATCAATTAACATTCACATCTACTACATGGGACAATGGAATAAATATTATTGATTCAAACGTTAAACACGTTGTAATTGATATAGATGAAATAGTAACTTTTATACAATGTTTAGGTAGAAGAAGAAAGTTAAAAAACGACACTGGATTCATTCTATATATTAGAAATTGGACAAATGAGGAATTAAATAGACATTCTTTTGATTATAGAAATGAAATTGTATTAGTTAATAAGTATCTTTATAATACCGAAACAACTTTAAATTTAAAACGTTTAAATAAAGTATCAAATAGCAAATGTATGTATATTTCACCTGATACTAAAATGTTGACATTAAATAAATTAGCTTTTAAAAATATTCAAAATTGCATTAAAAAATATAATAAAGCAATGGAAGTTGGTTGGGATAATTATATTACAAATATTTTAAAAATAAAAAAAGTTGAGTATATTGATTTTGATGAAGAAATAAAAAAAGAACAAATTTCAGAATTAGAATTATATTTAAATAGTATTGTTGGTGAAAGATTATTCAATGACCAACAACAAGAATTATCAAATATGATTATAAAAGAAATTAGTGGAATAAAAAGCAAATATCAAATTAGAGGTAAAAAACTCAACCCGTCAACATTAGAAACTTTATTAAGGGATGAATTAAATTTGAAGTTTGCAGTAAGTAAGTCAATGCAAGAAACCACAGGAAAAAGAAGAAGATATATAATTATTAGTAGAATAGTAGAAAATGTAGCTTAATGATTTGGAACAGTTTTGCAGTACCCTTATATATACAGGCTATTGCATTTCTGTTCGTCAATAAATAAATATTATATTAGTGAATGGCAAGTGTTTTTTTGCCATGAACAACAAACATTTTTTGGTTTTTAAAAAATGTGCGTTAGTTCTTTTGACTTTAATAGCTATATAGAAAATAATGTTTGCAATAATATATAAATAGTAGTAAAATATTGGTAAAATATATTATATGGGGGTAGAAATAATGAGTGATGGTCTTGCTTGGGCAATAATTATTTTAGTTCCAACAGCATTTATATTAATAATTGTTTATGCAGTTAATAAATCAAGTAAAGATAAAATTATTGTTTCAGAAGCAAGTAAAAATTTATTTGCGACTTATGATAAGGTTATTGTGCTTAGTGAAAACATAATAAATGGTATTTTTACTTATGTAGCATTTGATAATAAAAACAGAAAATTGATAATACAATTATACAATACTGCAATTAAGTATATTGACTATGATAAAATTGTTGGTGTTGAATTAATTGAAGATGGTTCAACAAGTTTAAGTTTTGGAAATATTATAGGTGGTAGTATTTTAGCTGGTGAAGCTGGTGCTATAATAGGTGGTATGAATAGAAAAGAAACAGTAAGTAATTTATCCATAAAAATTAGTTTAAATGATTTTAATACACCTTCTTATGAACTTATCATGTTTACTGGTGTAAAGGTTAAAAAAAGTGAAAAAGTTTATATTGAATCAATAAAACATTCAAATGAAATTATGGATACAATTAAGTATATTTTAAATAATAAACAAACTATATAAAATGGGGGTAGTACAAATGTTTATTGAAGTAATAAGCGGTGAAGATGCTAAAAAATTTGTAAATATGGATGATATAAAAGAATTTAGTATTGATAAAGATAATAGAAAAAATACTTATAAAATTGAAATACTAACGTCTTATGGCAAACATTATTACATATCATATGATTATACAGAAGAAGAATTATTAAAACTAAAAGAAGTAATGGATATATTTAATGATAAATAATAGAATATAAATAATTAATCAAGGCACTTACAAATGTAGGTGTCTTTTTATAATACTTAAAGAATTTTCTAATAACGTTTGCACTGCCTTGTAAAATATGGTAATATATTGTAAAAATATATTATGTGGGGGTAGTGCAAATGAATAAAGAAAAAATAATAACATCAATTGGAAATGTTGATAAATTTAAAAAAGCAGTATTATTAATAAATAATTTACAAGATAATTATAATAAAATGATTTCTACTGATGATGCAAAAGAACAAGCATTTTCATGTCAAGTTTGTATTAAATTATTAGAAATGTCTAAAGAAATAATTACTGAAGAAGAAGTTAATTTTCTTAAACTATTCGATGATATTAATAGTGAATTAGATAAAAAACATAATGGTTCGGTTGATGATTATGTTAAAAATATTTTAATTGAACCGAATGAAGATTTAGTAATTAATTGTGAATATCCAGATATACAAATAGGCGACACCAATACATACACAATTACAACTAATAACACTGTTACTTGGGGATTAACTAACAATGGTAATGGAGTAACTTTGGGATTAACAGGTATAAACGGTGAGTGTACCGTAACTTGTGATTTTAATACTGATTTAATAGGTAGAGTTGAAACTTTAACTGCTTATTTGGATTATGGTGCAACAGTAACAAAAGAAATTCCGATTTTCGGAAGAATATAATTTAAACAATAAATTAAGGCATCAACTTTCTTGTTGGTGCTTTTTTAATGCAAAAAAATAAAATAGAATGGAGAAAAAGTAATGTTTAAAAAAATAAGAATTAAATTATTTGGAAGAAGTAAAAAAGAAATATATGACGATATGCAAATTACATTAGATGAAATATCAGAAGATTTAGCTGATATAAAAAATGATTTAGATGATTTACATGAATCAGTTAAAGAAGGTTTGCGTTTAACATTAATTGTACAGGAACAATGTCAGGAAATAATAGCAATGATAGAAAAAAAAGAAGAAAGAACGCTAGAAGAAATAGTTGATAATATTGAAAAGTTAGTAGGTAAAGACAATGCAAAAGAATAGAAGAATATATTCACTTAATATTATTTCTTATTTGGCAATGAATAATATAGAGTTTAAATTATTAATGGATAATGATAATAAGGTTTATGCAGTAGTAGAAAATGATATATCAGATCTGCTGGAAGAATATAAAAGTAATGATTTTCTACAAAAGTTTTTGCACTCATATCAAGAAATAAGAAAGTTTATAAAAAATAATAAAAATATCAAATAGGAGATACCGTTGATGGTATCTTCTTTTTGATTAAATTAAAAGAAGATAAAAGATAATAATCAAAACTGCAAGTACCTTTAATGGTTTGTGGTTTAAAATGCAATATGAATATAAAAGAGATGTTGATTGGAAAAAGGATTTAGCAATAGGAAGTAAACAAGAAAGTAAGTTTGAAACATTTATGAAATCGTTTGGCTATGTTTGTGAGGATTTATCTGATGTAAAAGAATATCAAGATATAGATTGTGATTTTAAAGTTACTAATACAAAAGGTGTGAGTAATCTATTTGAGGTTAAGCAAGATAAAACTTTGGCTAAGTTTGGCTATGATAGAAGAAGATTAATAATTGAGGATATATCATCTATTAAAGATAGATATAATAATGTTGTTAATACAAATGGCTGGTATCGTAAATGTAAGGCAGATTACTTGATTATTAGTAATGGTGATAGCAAGATGTATATGTATCGTTTAGCTGATGTTAGAGAATACATTGATTTGTTTGCTGGCAATAAGGATAAAATTATATATTATCAGTTGGGTAACAGTATGATGTTTGGCTTGTATCAGAAGAAGTTTGATAAATGGCTGATTGAAAATGATAAGGTATGTAAAGTATTCTATTTGGATAGTAATAAATGTAAATGCAGAAAGGATGTGATATAGATGACTAAACATATAGAAGGTATTACTGAACAGATGGCACAAGCAATTTCTTTGTTGGTTTGGAGTGATAAAACTAAAACGGAAATAGCTGAAGAAATAGGTATTGATAGAACAACTTTATATAGATATTATAAACGTGATGATTTTATGAATGAGTTACAGAAAGAACGTAGAAATAAGTTTGCTGTATATGGAGATGTGGCATCAAAAGAGTTGTTAAAATTAGTTAAAGATGATAGTGATAAACGTACACAATTGCAAGCAATTAAGATGATATTAGGTGAAAATGGACTCTGCAATGACCGTCTACAAATAGACCAAAATACCACAACAGAATTAAAAATAACATTGTTTGATAGTGAAGAGGAAACAGAGGAATAACAGGAATTATAGCTTAAATTGGGAATGTATAGAGTATTCATGCTTATTGGTATTAATCATTAATTATGTCACAAAAGAAAACTTATATGACATTTTACAAGACATAATCTATATTATGATAAGTAAATAATAACATAATACAAGTATAATAAACGTTGATATTGCAAGGTTAATGATGATTATTCATTGTTTTCCTTGCTTTATTATGTAGAAATGTATAAATAAATAGTTCAAATTAGGACTTTCAGCATACAATTCAATGTATATTTATTAGGATAAAAGCAAAGTTTTAATATACGGGTTACCCCTTTAAGTTGAAAAGTCGCTTTTAGTAGTTACTACAATTTACGCAGACTACAATTCAACCTTAATGCTTTTCTAAAAGTCAAAAATAAGAATGTGCATCTATTGCTAAATACACGTTTATATCAAGTATTGAATTACCTGTAATGTTACCTGTGTTTTTAACACAAATTTATATAAAAAATTAATATAAATTCATACGCAAATGAGTAACAACCAAAGTACTTTTTCAATATTACACATAAATGTGTATTTTTCAGCTATTGGACAAATTGATTAATATACTTTTAGATATGAAATGTAAGACGTATGATAATGAACACCCTAAGTTAAACTTAGTCCGTCATGATTAACAAAAGTTAATCCTTAATCAAGTAAATACTCAACCAATATACAAACATTCGCACATGAACGTTTAAATGCGTGTACAGGGATTTTAAAACATATAATATACTTAACTAAAATGCACTACAAACGATTTAAACAAACGCAATAATCCAATTGACTAATTACTCAACCAACAACTAAACTTAATAATTTACCCCTAAAACAAGCTAAAAAGGTAAGTAAAAGGGGTAACAGATACAGGCAGACATAGAAATATATGTTTGCTTTTTTTATGTAAAAAAGTAGGTGAAAGAAATAGCTAAAAAGAAATTTAATATTAAAGATTTAAAAATAGATAAGCAATTATTCAATTCTGTGTATTTACCTCATTTATTCGACTATAGCCACAGATACAATTTATATTATGGTGGTCGTTCATCTGGTAAATCTTATTTTATAGTTGATAAACTCATACTGCTTGGAATATCAGAAAAAAGACGAATGTTATTTTTAATCAAACAGACAAACAGGGTTAATGAAACCATCTGGCGAATGACATTAGACGCTTTAGAAAAATTCCAACTATATGAATACTGTGACTTCAACAAGTCAGAACATACTATAATTTTTCCTAATGGAACTTATATTAAAATGTCGGGAATGGATTCATCTGAAAAAGCTAAAGGTTTTGTTGATATTGATACAGTGTTTTTTGAAGAATGTACTGACTTCTTAGAAGATGATATAGAATCAATTGATGGGACTTTGAGAGGTCGTGTTAAGAATAAGATGTTGTATTTTGCAATGAATCCAATCTCAATGCAAAACTGGACGTTCAAATTCTTCGGGTTCGATACTGGTATAATTCCACCAGATACATTTATATTAAAATCAACTTATAAGGATAATAAATGGGTTGATGATGCCACAATTAAGCGTATGGAAAGATTAAAGGAACGTAACCCAGCAAGATATAAGATTGAGGCAGAGGGAAATTTTGCCACGTTAGATAAATTAGTATTCTCTTATACAGCTAAAAAGTTAGATGCAAATGAATTAATTAGAAATAATACTGAATTAATTACTCTTATCGGAATGGATTTCGGCTTTAATGACCCAACAACTTGCATTTTAAGCCTTTATGACGAACAGACAAAAACCTTATATATATGTGATGAAATATATCAAAAGGGTTTAACCAATGAAGATATTGCAAGGTTAGTTAAACAAAAAGGATGGCATAAAAATGTAATTATTGCTGATAGTGCTAATCCAAAAGATATAGCTGATTTAAGAAAAATGGGACTTACTAAAATTAAACCTTGTAAAAAAAGTAAAAACTCAATAATTTCTGGAATAAGAAAAATGCAAGAAATGGAAATTATTATAAATGAAACTTGCGAAAATACAATAACAGAATTTGATAACTATGCTTGGGTTAAAAAAGAAGGCGAATATATTGATACACCAATTGATACTTTTAATCACTGCATAGATGGAATTAGGTATAGTATTCAAAATATACGAAAAAAAGGACGCATACTTACAGTCAAATTATAAAAATAAAAAAAGGATGTGATTAAAATTTATATAAATCCAGAAACTGAACTTACAACGGAACATATAAAAAAATATATTGAAATATTTAAAACTCAATATCTACCAAAGTTAAAAACTAATAAGGCTTATTATGATGCTAAAAATCCACCAATAATGAATAGAGTTATGGCAGACCCAGACAAGCCAAATAATAAGATAGCCACAGCTTATAGCAGATATATTACAACTTTAATTAACGGTTACTTTTTAGGTGGAAAAGCTATTAATTATACTATACCAGATGAACAGTTAGACGCAATTATAAACGCAAACAAGGAAACTGAACAAAGTCACAATATTGACATTGGCAAGAATTGTAGTATATACGGTGTTTGTTATGAACTATTATACCTAAATGATAACAAACAATTAAAAATGACGATATTAAATCCAGAAACAGTAATACCTATATATGATAATTCCATTGATGGTGAATTATTATATGCAATACGTTTTTGGGATGAAACAAATGTATTAGATAATAAAACAACAACAAATATTGAATTATACACAAATACTGATATAAAAATATTTAAGATGGAAAACAATTCAATTAGCTTGGTGGAAGTAAAGGAACATTATTTTAAAACTTGTCCTATAAATGTATTTAAAAATAACAATGATATGACTGGTGATTCTGAATGTGTGTATCAATTAATTTCTGGGCTGGACATTGTTTTGAGTGATACTGCAAATTTTAGAAGTGAACTAAACGATAGTTACCTTTGTATATTCGGAGGGAACTTATCAGATGATGAATTAAGACTAATGAAATCGAATCGTATCTTCAGTATCGATAGTGATGAAGGTAATCCAGCAAGAATTGAGTTTTTAAATAAAAATTCAAACGACACAGAGAATGAGAACTATAAAGACAGACTTGAAAATATGATTAAAAAGTTTTCATTTGTTGCCGATCTTGAAACTATTGCTACCAGTCATGTAAGTGCAGAATCAATTAAGAATGGATTTTATGGTATCGAGGGTATTGTATCAGATAAAGAATCGTTTTTCAGACAAGCATTATTAAGACGATTACAATTAATTTGTAATATTTATAATTTGTTCGGTAATGATTTTGATACTGAAAATGTTAAAATAACATTTATTAGAAATATACCAAAAAATCTAAGTGCTATTGCCGACAACATAGCAAAATTAAAAGATACGGTGAGTACAAAGACACTTTTACAGCAAGTCCCGTTCGTAAATTCAGTATCAGATGAATTAAGGCAATTGGAAGAAGAAAAGAAACTTAATTACTACAATGAAAATACAAAAGATAATTAATCACCTTATTGGGTGCTTTTTTTATGTCTTTTTTGATATTAGACATTAAAGAAATACTATAAAGGTATTGCTAATTTGCAATACTTAATAACTATCACTTACGAGGGATAGCAAATTAAAAATTAGAAAAGGATGTATCACTTACGAGGGGTACAAGGTGAAAAAGATGGAAGAAAATAAAAAAGATGACGTTATCGAAATAGAAAATAAAGAAGATACAATAACAATCAGTCAACAAGAATTAGACAACAAAATTCAACAAGCTATTTATAAGAATAGTCAAAATGAAAAGAAAAAGTATGAAAAGGAACTACAAAGACAAAAAAGTTTAATGGAAATGGATGAACAATCCCGTTTAATTGAGGAAAAGAAAATGCTTGAAGAACAATTAGCAGAAATTCAATTAACTAATTTAAAATATGAAACAGCAAAAGTTTTAAATAATAAGGGAATGAGTGCAGAGTTTGTAGATTTTGTAGTTGGTAATGATGCAGAAACAACACAAGCTAATATTGATAAACTTGATAAATTGTTTAAAGCAGAAGTATTAAAAGAAGTAAGTAAAAGAGTTACTTCAACTGGAACAAAGAACAGTAATAATTCAAACAATAGTGGAATCACCAAAGAACAATTCAGAAAAATGAGTATTGCTGAACAAACTGAATTATTCAATACAAACAAAGAACTTTATATGCAATTAGCAAAATAGAAACAAAACTAAAACGCTGAAATGATAGGCGTTTTTTAAATGTAACAAAACAAATAAAAAATTAAAAAAGGATGGTAACAAAATGGCACATACAATATATAATAACGAAGTTTTATCTAACAAAGTAAAAGGATTTTTAGACACTAACCTTGATATGTCAAGTTTTTATACTCATGATGATAGCTTAACAGAATCAGCTGGTATGAAAAAGACAATTAATGTTTACGATGCTACTGGACAAGTTAGAACAGTTTTACAAGGTGAAGGAAACCTTGAAACTGATGATGTAGCAGTTAGCTTTACACCTGTAGAATATATAGTAGGAACTACTCAAGGTAGATTAGTTGTATTTGATGAGGAAATTATGAAAGACCCAATGACACTTGACACAGGTTTATCTAAACTTTCTGCTAATATGACTAATGAAATTACATCAAAATTTTATGTTGAACTTGGAAAAACAACACAAACAATGGAATATCCAATAGCAGGAATAAATTTTGATGTTGTTGTAGATGCTACAGCTTTATTTGGTGAAAATGAAGAAGGTTTATATATGCTTATAAATCCAACACAAAAGGCACAGTTAAGAAAAACTTTAAAAGATGATTTGAAATATTCTGAAGGATTTACAAGAACTGGATATATAGGTAGTGTTAATAACATTCCTGTTTATACTTCTAATGCTGTACCAGCAGATACAGCTTTTATTGCAAATCCTGAAGCAGTAACAGTATTTACTAAAAAAGAAGTAGAAACAGAACAGGAAAGAGATGCAAATTTGAGAAAGACAAGCATTTATAACAGAATGGTAAATGTAGTAGCTTTAACAGATAATTCAAAAGTTGTTAAATTAACTAAGGCATTAGCATAATAAATAAATTTTTAGGGTAGGGTAAAACCTACCTTATTTTTTTAATAAATAAGAGAGGTGAATAAAATGACACCAACGGAAAATATTCAAACATTAACAGGTTTTACAGATACAGCTAAAATTGATATTTTAATTGTGTTGACTAAAAAAGAAATAGAAACATACACCAAAAGAATATATGACACTTTGACAATGGATTCTTTATTAACTGAAATGGTAGTTTTTAAAGTACAAAAATTAGGCAATGAAGCAACTAAAAGCTTAACATATAACGATACTACTCAATCATTTTTGACTGATTATCCTACACCTATTTTAAGACAATTAAACGAGTTAAAAAAGAGGGTGCGTTTGTTATGATTGGACACCAAATCTTAGAAAGTAAACTAATTAATCAGTATAACAAAATGTACTCTATATTTGCACAAAATAACGTCTTAAAACTTAATTTAAGCAACGATAATGTTATTCAAGGGTTAATACAAGATGTAAAAGCTGATAACGTTAATTCGACCTATAAAAAGGAGATTATAACACCTTATAACACATTAAAGACTGGGGATTATATTACTCATGTTGTTAATGGCAAGACAATTAATTTTCTTGTAGAATCAGCAATAGACACAGAAATAGCACATGATAAAGCTTATTTATTGGAATGTCCTTATATTGTTAATATCTTTGACTGGGATTATAGTAATATTTTAACTTATCCAATTGCATTGAAAAACAATAATGCAAAATTAGGGGTTACTGAAGGTGCAATTGCAATAACAGCTAATTCAAGCTTTGACATAATTTTAAAGTATGATGAACATACAAGAAGTTTTGTAACAAGTACAAATGTAATAAATGGAATAGAACACGCAAAAATTACAAGAATACTTTTAGATGGTATGGCTTTTAGGGTTATAGGTGTTAATCACTTAATATCTAAAGGATTATTAGTTATATCTATTGAAACCACAAATATAACACCAAATGATAACCTTGAATTAGGGGTTCAAGTTGCAGACTACTTCACATATTATAGACCACCAATTGATTATAGTGGTTTAATTGACACGGAAATGATGAAATACGAAACTACAGCCACAATAACAAAGGATATTTTAGCAAATGCAGATGTAAGTAACATTGTTAAAAAGTTAAAGACCTCCCAAACAGCTAATAACAATATATCTGTTAGTGTATCAGCAGTTGATGATGATGGCTTATTAACTTTAACTGCTGGGGTTGTAAGACTTACTAATCAAATACCTTTTGAGGGTATAGATTATACAACAACAGCCACATTAACCTTTAGTTATGGTGGGGTTAGTAAAACATTATTAATTGATGTAACAATTGAGAAACAAGACCAGATAATAACTGACTTAGATATTGTAATTGCAGAGATGCCTAAATATGAGACAACAGCCTTAATTGGTAAACAAGTTGTTGCTGGAACGGATATTACATCATCAATATTAAGACTTAAAGACACACAGACAGCTAATCCAGAAGTTGATACTTATATCAGTTATGTAGACACAGATGGCTTATTAACTTTAACTAATAGAGTAGTAACACTAACTAATGTTATTCCTTTTTCTGCCACAGACAATGAAACTGTTGCAAATATCAGCTTTGTAAAGGGTGAAGCGTTAAGGACATTATCAGTTTTCGTTACAATCGAAAAGCAAGATGATGTTGCCCCACCAGACTTAGTTATAACTGGCGAATACTTTGATATTTATAATGGAGATACAAACGATTTTAGCATTAATACAACTAACCCTGTATATTGGAGTTTAAGAGGTGAAAATGCAAGTAAATTTACACTTAACACTAATGGAACAGCTAATACTTGTAGTGTTACTGCTGGTAGTGGGGTTAAAAATGGGGTTAATGTTACCCTTGTTGCTACTGTTAATGGATTTGAATATACGGCTGAGATAATTGGACTTAGTTATTAAAGGGTGGTGAGTAGATGGATTTCAATGCAATATTAAATACATTTGGTTTTCCAATTTCTGTGGCTATTGCTTGTGGTTGGTTTATATATAAAATGTATACTGATAGTACAAAGCAAAATCAAGAACGGGAAGAACGTAATTATAAAGTTTTAGAAAAATTTTCAGTATCAATTGATAAGTTCGCGGATATTCTTGATGGATACGAAAAAAAATTATCAACAATTGAAAATGATGTTAGGGAAATAAAGATTATTGTAAATAAATAG